GTTTCAACTTCTTTTCCGTGCCTTCTCTCATCAGGTTGATTTCATCCTGTTGGTTCTGACGGTGAAGTGAAAGAAGTTGTTCGGCTGTCTTTTTTTGTTCTTTTTTTTGCTTTTCAGCAGCTTTTTCCTGCTTGGTCAAAGAACTACCAGTAATACCGCCCAAATTTTTATAGGCTTTTTCAGTTGTTTCTACTCGTTTCTTAGCTTCTTCATACAGCTTTGAAGTAAACTTGGATTTATTCTTTTCTATTTCAGAAAGTTTCTTCTTAGCATCATCCCAGTCTTTCTTCGCTTTCTCATAATCCTGCTTGTAGGTAGTTTTATTCTTCTCTGAATCAATTCGGGTTTGCTTGACTGATTTTGCTGTATCTATAAGTGTTTTTATGTCTTTCACATTATAGATTGCTTCATCAGACAAAGTACCCTTAATATCAATAGGCAAACGAAGTTTCACAGTTCCATTTTCCCCCTTTCCTCTGATACGCTTCTCCAACTCAGAGATGTAGCGGTCAAACTCATTAGTATTAACATCTTTAAGATTGGAAATGAACTGTTCGGAGATGCCTTTGCCTTTTTCTTGCAGCATGACATCACGCATAGCACGCAATTCTTTTAGTTTCTTCACATATCCATCAACGCCTTGCTGACCGGAAAGAGTTTTCAGCAGATTCTCGTAATATTTGATTTCAGATTCAATGTTAGAAAGTTCCTTGGTTTGCTTTTCTCCGGCACGTTTCGCATCTTCTTCCGTTATCTGTTGCTTTAGTTTAAGTATATCAGCCAACTTAATGGTTTCGATGTCATATTGAGCGAATATCTTAGGGTATTCTTTTCTTAACTCCGCTAAACTTCGACCTCTTTGTAAATCCGACAACGCTATATCACGAGAACTTTGTACGAGGGAATCAATCTTCTGTTTGTGTTCTTCTTCTTGCTTTTTAGCTTCTTCTTGCTGTTCATTAAACCTTCTCTGTGCCTTTTCTGCTTCTGTTGCCGAATCGCGGAAAGCCAACATTGCAACTCCAAGTCCTACTACAGCAGTAGCCAACAACACATAAGGATTGGTAAGCATTGCAGCGTTTAAAGCTAACTGCGCTTTTCGTGCCAATAAACGGGCATTGGTAAGTCCAATCTCCACAAGAGTATGTTTACTTTCGGCAGCAGTAACAAGCATCACTGCGGTCCGGTATGTACCATAAGTAACCACTAATCCAGCCAAGATTCTACCTACTGTTTCATAATTCTGAATCAACGAAGTTGTCATTTGAATACCGTCCATGATAACACTTTCCGACTTTGTTCCCAATTCGTTAAACACGGAATCCAAAGCATCCTGCATCATAGACAACTGACCATTGATAGTCTTTGAAGCATTCTCAGACATATTATAGAACTTACCACCTGCGGAAGTTGCATCAATGAATGCCTGTTGAACCATTTCAGCGGAAACAGCACCTTTGGACATTTCATCTTTCAAAGTTGCGATAGATTTTCCGGTCTTTTCGGAGATAATCTGTAACGGGTTGAATCCAGCGTTTATCATTTGATTCAAATCCTGCCCCATAAGTTTACCCGCTGCTGACATCTGTGAAAATGCCAAAGTTAGCGAATTGAACTTACTGGATTCCCCCATAGAAATATCACTAATGGCTTTCAAGTATTTGATAGTGTCTTCTGCTTGTATGTTAAATCCAAGCATCATCTTTTCTGCTCCAACCATATCTGACATAGTAAGTGGAGAAATCTTAGCCAGCTCCTTGATTTGCGGAATCAGTTGTCCTGCCATATCCTTTCCAACCATAGTCTCAATAGCGGTCTGCATGGATTGAAATTCTCCACGAACACGAATCATTTCAGAACCTAATGCCTTTAATACTCCAGCACCACCAATAACCGCCAATGCTTTCTTCCAAGAAATAGCGATACCGTTGTTACTCTCTACGATTTCCTTAGCATTATCATTGTAAAGGGCGTATTCATCCCGAAGTTTCTTTACGGAAAGACGCGCTTCGGCTTGTTGTTGGGTTAATCCAAATAAAGCTGCCTTTTCTTCATCAAGAGCTTTGCGGGCAGCATTGTATTCTTCTAACTTGCTATTTGCTGATAACGGATTCCTTTTCAATGCTATACGATAAGCATCCCCAAGTCGTTTTACATCCGCTTCAATATCCTTAACTACCGCTTTTTGAGCAAGAATCTTCTCTGTGAATCCATTCACGGCCTGGGAAGCATCGAAGATTTTCCTTTTGAATCCCGTTTCCATCTCCGCTCCAGCTTTGGCTGCATTAGTCACCAACTCATCCAATCTTTGGTTGGATGCAGCAAGTTGGGCATTCAAAGCCTTGAAAGCAGCAGGAGTCTGCGTGCCATCCATGCTCATTAACTCCTGCTTTAATTTTGCAATTTCATTACGAAGTCTTACAACTTCTTCCCAGTCACTACCTATCTTAAAATATAATTTTGACATATCTATTTCTTTTTCCTACGATTAGCCAATTCCTTACCACTGATTCTATTCACCTTCTGACCACCATATACTGCGCGTAATTTATCCCGTTGCATCATCAGCAGATTCCGATAAGGGATAATCTCAAACACTTCTGTATAACTCAGATGCAGCGTGTCAATCAAATGGGCTATCTGCCCGAAGAACGTTGTGTTTCCTACTGTTTCGGTCTTGCTGCCAGCATCGACACGTTCCTCATCGAGCTGACACACTGAAAAGCCGAAATATCCATCATAGAGAAACAGACTTCCAAGGCATCTTTGACTTCTTCAAAAGTGCCGTTCTCCAATTCTTTGACCAAACTATCATTCCCGCAGATAAAGCATGAAATACCTTTCAGCATATCTTCAGTAGCTTCAGGAAGCTCTTTAATAGCTTCCATGACATTATCTCCAGTCATGCCGATATTGGAAAAATGATGAATGGCACGACAGATAATTTTAATTGTAGGAGGTTTAATGGTATAAACCATCCCTCCTATCTCCACATTCATGAAATCCAGCCCTAACAAAGCATCAGAAACCGTTTTTGCTGCTTGATTCATATTCTTAAACTAAAAGGGGGAATGGTATATATCCATCCCCCGGTTATCACTCTTGTACTTTTACCAATGTTATCTCTTTTTTAAGAGTGGTACCAACTTCAGAAGGAGTGGTTTTAATATCTCCTGACTGAGTGACGTACCCCACTTTCGACACTTCATAGTGAACGGTAGCCCCAGCATTCACCTGCTTTGACTTGACCGTTGCACCGTCCAGCTTTACGGTCGCATCGGAAGGAGTAGGTACAATGGTTACTGTAGTTCATGCCTGCAAAGCTTTAATCTGCCCTTCTTCATAGTTATACTCAGAAGAAACACCTTCGATTCCCGGTTCCTGCACCAAGCCTTTTACAGCGATTGCAATTGCCTTATCCGTATTGGCTTCACGGGAAACAATACGGCATTTTGGGAAGATGAACCAGACATCATCATCGGTCAGACAGAACAATGCTTTGTTGATAATAACTTTATCCAAAGCACGCTTCCAACCTACATCTTTAGATGTTGCCTGAATAACATCGCCACCCATGAACGCTTTCTTGGTCTTCCAGTCATATTGTCCGATAGAGAAAGCGGGCGATACTTCTCCCGGCACATCATCGTAACGGTAATTCTTTCCCGTTAATTGGTTCTTGTACCCAGTGACGGAGGCTTCCGTTTCCTCAATCTGCCACGTTTCCCCGTGTACATTCAAAACCTCATCTTTCGCTTTGATAGCGGCTTGAATCAAAGTCTTTGCGATTTCGGGGGTAATGTCTGCCGTTACCTTATCAATATCGGCAAACAAGATTCTTTTTATTCCTACTGCTGAAATCATAATCTTATAGTTTTACATTTATTACTTCAAATAAAATTCTCACATTCACGTAATGGCATTTCAAAGCTGCATCCGCTTCCGCGCCAATTGATTCGATAGAGTAACGATAGGTTGTACCGTCATAGGTGCTTACTACATCATCAAGCAGCTTGTCAGCCTTTCTTTCAAGTTCGTTAAGCCGGATTGTGTTCGCTTCATTCTCGCTTAAATTGGGTACACATAGATTCACTTCTGCAAAAGATTTCTTCCAATACTTTCCCGGCTGTTGTTTCTTCGTGTGGATGACAATCCTTTCGGACTTCAATTCACCCGTCAGCGTTTCACCATCAGGCACTATATCTATTCCGAAAGCCTTGCAGTCCCGATAGAGAATGTTTCCTATGTCGGTAGTTACTATCATTCCACAATCTCCCAATCTTCTGCAAATACATCACTGATAGACGGAACCCATGAATCAGCGCGTCCGGTATTCTCGTTGTAGATAAGACACTGGCTTGTATAGTCAATAAATCCCTTACCTTTCAGAATAAGGTCTTTTGCCGATTGGGGAAGCGATTGCATCTTAGGGATGATGTCGCTTTCGATATGAGCTGGCACTTGTTTGAATACCATCAAACCTTTACCGTTCCAACCACTTCTACGAACAGTCCCACCTTGTTTTAACACTTCGATAGCATCACCGAAACAGATAGGAGTTTCTTTCTTGACTTCTCGATATGATTCTTCAAACAGTTCTTTGGGTGACCAACTTTCATAGCCATATTCAGTACGAGTGTGATATCCTAGTTTATAAGACTCATTCTCTTCTATTTCACTTTTTACCAAGCCTTTACTGCAAGCTTCACCCAATGTCATAGGTTCTGCTTCAATCTGTTTTGTTCCAATGTACTTTTTCATTTTTCAAATTCTTCTTTTAATCGTTTCTCCGCAAATAAAGCAGCACTACTCAAAACATCATACCCTTTAGATTCTACGAATGATGCGTATTCCGCTTCGTTTTTCAATGTCAAACCGTCTTTATTGACATCGTAATCATTGGACGTTCTCAAAGTGAGTGTATGGTCTTGATAATCCCCATGTTCCTCTGCGTACTTCACGGCTTCATCGCCTACATCAATCATCTTCTTTTCGACCTCCCATTCTCCTTCATCGAAAAAGGAGTCGACATCTGAGAAATCGAAATCTACATCCATAATTCCGAGTAGTTAAAGTAGTTTGTACTCTTTACCGTGTAGACTTCGCCTTGACCTCTTACGCCATCACCATCCATGCAACGTACTTCATCACCAGCCTTGACAGTAATTCTTTTCTCACATACTACATGATAATTCGGACGATACACAGAGCCGTTATCAGATGAAAACTCTTTGGTAGTGTTATCATCACAACGGCACTTGCATACCTCCTGCCAGTATTCACCACCTGTTCCGGGAATAGGTCTGCCAAACTCATCCTTATCCATCGGGGTGATAACTTTTACCTGCAATATGTGTGGAGCGAATATCATAAGAAAGTCACTTTAGGTTTGTTACCCAGTTCATCTTTCAAACCGTACTGTTTACACAGCCATGAGTACAATTTCATTAGGCTATCAACATGATTAGACCAAGACACAGAAAATCCGCTTTCGCTGACTGAAGATGGATTTTGTATCATCCACGGAATTTGCTTGGCACAAGCGACCTCTAATCTTGCCCTATTTTCCTCGGCAAAAGTTTCTTCGCCATCCAATCCCGTTCTTGAAAGTATATTTTCAACTACAAGATTAGACGGGGGATTCTTATCAAATACGCTTAATACAAACTCCTTGTTACTCATGACTGTTATCAATCAATATGGTGTAATCAGTTTACTATATGCGGTATAGCTATAATGCGTGCAATACTTTGATTTATAGATGTATCTGAACGGGCATTTGGGAACATTAATTCGTATCCCTTGAATAGCCGCTTCCTCTTTTATCGAACACATCATAGCCGGGTTATTTGCAACCAAGAATATAGTCTGTGGCATGGTTAGTACAACACAATCAGCCGGAGCCGTTTCCAAAGTGATAGACTGAATATCCGGCAAACCGGCATTAACCGATGGATTCACATATTCACACTTGGGAGATTCCACACTTGATGCCTGCACGCTCAACGAAACCAAAGACATCATCAAAAAACCACACATGGCAAAAATAAAATTCTTCATTTCTTTTCTGATTTATAAAATTAGACAATGGAAGGGTAGAAGCACTACCCTATCCTTTTACTCGATACCTAATGCTTCTTTCAGTTTGGCTGTTGATTCTTCATCCAGTTCTGAAACCTTAGACAAAAGAGTTTCCTCTTTCATATTGCCGGAAGCCTGCGCACCGATAGACTTCAAAGCATCAATCAAAGTCTTCTTCTCAAACTCCTTTTCAAAGAGGGAAATTTTCACCTCTTTCTTTTCTTCAGGGGCTTTCACTTCGGGATTTTTTGCCTCAATCCGTTCAGCAAGTCTGCGGCTTTCCATATCCAGCACACGGGCTTCCTCACCGACTTCAATCACTTCACCGGGAGTATAATACTTTCCGGTGAACTTGTCGCGGAAAACTGATATAACCTTTACTTTCATATCCTACCTCCTTATGCTGATTGGATGGATGCAATTTCGCTCAGGTCGAAATTGGTAATCAAGTCCGGGTTGGAAATCTGCGGAATCCACTCTGCCGTATATTCCATGTAGCGACCGTTCTTATCACGGTAGTTGGAGATAAGCATCTGCCCCTCTGACGGGATATAAGTACGTCCTTGTACTGGGTCTGTCGCTTCATACGGGGTATGATGACGCATATAACCAATGTTGTCAGAAGGTAACAGAGTAATACGGTTATCCGCGTAAATCTGCACATTCTTTCCCGTCTGGTCTTTCACGTAGTCCTCCTTGATTTCGATGCGAGGCAGACCGATGCCGGTGAACACTTCGGAAGCCAAAGAAGAGGAAACCAATCCCGTACTCAACTTCATCTCATTAGAACCAAGAATCCTCTTGTACTGCTCACCAAATTCAGATGAACCAAGAATAAGCTTGTTGAAAGATGCACGAGTCATAACCATCTTGGCATAAACGCCATAGTCCGGTGCCAAGGAATGAAGTTTCTCTCTCAAATAAGAGATAAACATATTCTTTCCGTCCACAACCACATCTCCACTTTTCGGCTTGATAAAATTGAACGGAAGGGTAATCTCCAGCAGTTTATTATTGGTCTGACCGGAAGTGATTGCAGCGTCTTTGTTGTAAACGGTGGCTTCACCAAGCATCAACAGCGCACCGACAATAATATCCATACGCTTGTGGGCGGCAAGGGTAATCTGACGGTAGTCATCTGCCAGGAAGTTTACAATCTCTTCCATTGCAGCCTTTTGGTCGGCTGGCTTAGCTGCATTGAACTTGTCAATCAAATCCTGCAATTCAGAAAGACGGTCAATAGACATCTGATAAGCATCACCCAAATAGGCAATCTCACCATATCCGGAACCGATGTTCCGACGTTCACGGATGGGTTTCTCTCCAAAACGTGAATTGATAGAGCCGGCCATAACTCCGGTTACAGAACCGATATAATCCTTGAACACACGAGTAGTTACTCTGCGGAAAGTAAGATACTGTTGCCAATAGATTGTGTCCTTGCGTGTCTGGTTCACACGTCTGATGATAGCGGAAACAATGTTCGCATCATCGAATAATGTTTGAATCGTTAAAAACATATCCTACCTCCTTACTCGTTAAATTCAAACCATCCCTTCATGTTGGCTTTATCGTTCTCGGAGAACGGCATAACCAATTTTGAAGGTTCAATCTCTGCGGCTGTACGAAGCAATGAAACCAATGTAATTCCATCCTCAACCTTTGTACGGTTGTACAGAGCCGAATTAGCGACATGCTTTTGCTTTAAACCATCAACTGCAACCGCATTGAATAATACAGCATCTTTGGCAATATTCTCACCAAAAGCAGCCTTGATAGTCAATACATCGTAGTTGGCATTAGACTTATCAATTGCCGTTACTTCTGCACCTTTCTTGCCGTTTCCGACAAACATACCCACATAAGCCAAAGAGTTCTTGGCTACTTTAATAGACAAAGCCTCTCCACCAGTGGTATAGGCTTCCGTAACTCTCACATTGATTACCGCATAAGCGAACTTGTTTTTCAAGTCCGCACAAATCGGTGTAAATCCGGGAAGAAAACTTCCCACTACCAGGTTCTGCGTATCAAGTTTGAACGGACCACGTCTACGAATGCCGGTCTGGACATCGTAGCGTTCCTCTTGCTCAACGGGCGGAACCAAGTCATACTTAAATCCTGCTGACATAATTAATTCTTGTTTTGTTCAACAATAGTTTTCGTTCCCTCATCAATCATCTTGGCGATAGATTCAGATTCTTTCTCAATCTTCGTTTCCGCTGATTCGGGAGGGGTTACGCCTTTGAAGCCGTCATTTGCGAACTCCTGCTTCAAGTCCTTGAAGTATGCGTCCAAGTCCTCATCGTCCTTAATGGCGCATCGTTTGGCGTAGTTTTCGG